CACTTCTACCACCGGCACGATGGTTGTGGATTATTTTCCCGTTGCCGGTGATACTCAGTTTATCTACAAGGTGCTGAAGTTTCAAGGTGTGGATACAATGAGCACCAAGTGTATCACCAAACGTGACTTTGAGCGTGAGTGTGAAGAGCGTATTGGTCTGGGTTATAATGTGACCGGTTTCAATACCGAATCGGTGAATGTCAATCCTATGGCAGGAGCGTGCTGATGAAACCAACTTACATCTATCTTGCATTCATTGCGATTCTGGGTTGGAATGCATTTCTAATTCAGCGTGATACAAAACTGTTTAAGGCATATGACACTAAATGTGCCGAAATCTCACACGCTCATTCCCGTTGCCATCTTTCCAAATGAACGATTCCGACATTTCCCAGTTTATTAATTCTTTTGAGGACTTTATGAATCACGCTCAGGTAGAGGAGTTGCACTATCAGGTAAGACAAGCAGCAGAGGATTATGCTCAGATGTTCTATGAACGCAAAGCTGCCGAACTTGAGATTACTGTCGATTATTACATTCAGGAGTTTATTTGATGAATGAAAAAACAAAATTGATTCTTGCTCTACAGCAAACTGAGAACATTTATAATCTACTACAGGGCAATCAATTTGCTGGTTTCTTTGCTTCTCATCTATTGCCTATTAAGTATGAAATTGAAAGGCAAATCCATTGCTTGACAAACACAAATAAATAATAATACCTGCGTTGGGTGACACTTTCCAGGTAAGAAAGGAGGCAGAAATGCCTCCTTTATCATATAAATATTATGTCACTCAACAGCAGAGTAGTTATGCCTTCAACAGGTAAAGTTTACTGTGCTCATTGCATTTTTACAGGAAAAAAATACATTGGGCAAACTGTAAAAAATAATCTTAATTTGAGAATCAATGAGCACTTTATGGATTGTAAGAGATACAATCATAAGTTTGCGAATGCTCTTAAGAAATATGGAAAAGAGGGATTTATTTGGGGAATTGTAGAGGAATGTAATTTATCTACTTTAGATGATAGAGAGATACATTGGATTTCCAAATACAAAACTGTAGAAAATGGGTATAATCTTTCTCCTGGAGGTGGTCAACCATCAGAATATTTCTGTAAAGAATATTTGGTAGAAACGCCATCTGGTGAAAGAATAAAAATTCTAAATTTATCAAAGTATTGTAGAAACAATCATCTTAATGTAGGACATCTTCATGAAACTCTTTATGGAAAAAGAATTCAACATAAAGGATATAAACTTATACCAAGAAATGATGAAGAAATTAAAAGATATGAAAATGAAAGAAAAGTAAGAGAAGATACAAGTAGAAAAGGTCTTAAAGGGGAAAGAAACGGGAGAGCGATCCTTAACTGGAATAAAGTTGAACAAATACGTCAAATGCACTCTTCTAAAAAATATAAAAATCAAGAAATATCAAATATATTTGGTATTAAACTTGGAACACTTGAAAAGATAGTATCAAATAAACTATGGACAGTTTAATTTCCGCACACTTGACTTTTGAATAAAAACCTCCTATGATATCAATATTAAACACAAGAGGTCAATGAAGTACTTGTATTTGGTGGATCATTTTATTCCAGCACCTTTTTCTGATGGTGGACTTTGGAATGTTCTTGCAGAAGATGATAATGAATGTTTTGAGTTGATTGCTGCAGAAGATAATGAACTTAATCTAAACCATTATCCAAAATTAAAAAAGAATATTCTCAAAGCACAAAAGTTCGCACTACAAGATGAATATGAGTCTGGTATTCTGGAGGCATTTACCACATGACACAACTTTATCGTATTGAAGAAATGTTTACAAATGGTTGGGCACTGATTGATGAATCGGCATCTAATCTTACAAAAGAAGAATGCGATCAAAAACTTCAATCATATCTTGCCCTAGGGCATAATCCCCAGTTTCTTCGTGCTGTTCCTGATGTTACTACAGATTGAGTTTCCACACAAACCACCCACAAAAGAGTATTCTTATGAGTACGAACAGTTCAATACAAGAATCATTCGTATTTGGTTGTGTTGTACTCGTAAGTTTGATTATAATCTTGGTGCTCCTACCAAAACAGTATGGGGTTTCTATTCTCCAAAGAAAAAAGAATACTATGCCCCCGTAAATTCAAAGACAATCGGCACACAAGTCAATATAGGTAATACTACTCCTTATTCGGCAATGATACCGAAGAAAACATCACTGGAAATGTGCTTTGTATGATGATATTTGCCAAGGATCTGTCAGTCAAATATAAAGAACATATGGGAGTCGTAAGATTTATTTCAAGTCAGTATATTACGATCTGTGTTAAAACTTATGATCATAAATCCAGAGATGTTTGTATGCTAGTGTATCCTGACAAGTGGGATAGTATTGAAATTATCGGAGACTATGAAACAGAAGTAAAGTAATTATTCTAATCATAGTACCATAAGAAACCTTTGTATGTGTATTTGTTGGGATTACGCAAACTCTTTAACAAACCACTTCCGTTACTTCCATCACCTATTTGTCGTATTGCCTCACTAATGCTTTCATAATAAACTTCAACGTGAGTTACTTTATGTACTCCTTTGACTGAACGCTTATGAGTCTTTGTATCCAATACTTTCCATCTGTATCCATAGTAAGTATTACCTTTCTTGGCTGCATTTAATACGTTACTATTTCTTTTTTTATCTCCTGTAATTTCTAATGCTGCCGCACGGGCATTCTCCCATTCCTTAACTTCACCGGTTTCAATATGTGTACCCTGAACTCTGATACTTAAACATTTACCGGTTGATCTTTCTTCTGGGCGAATCTGTCTCCAGGTTGATTTCTTTTCTTTTACTATGGCAACAGGTTCTTCAATAATAGGTTCTGGTTCTGGTTCTGGTTTCTTTTTAGGTAGAGGATCATTATATTCTGGTTTATATTGTTCAAACCAATAAATTACCTTATCCTCAAGATTATTTTCATCACATTCATCAATCTGTTTAATCATGAACTTGTGTAGTCCATATTGACGGAATGCTCTGTGTATAAGTTGAGTGGACATTTTATTTGATGCCAGAATGTGATTCTGCCATTCCTTATTCATTGATAGTGTGGTTGAATTCAGGTACTTGTGCCCGGTTTCTTTGTTGATGATGATGTATACTATACCCTGTGCCATATGTGGTGTATTGCAAAGAACGATTATAGTATTGTATGTATGTTATTATAGTATTGCAAAGAACGACTATAGTATTGTGTGTATACTCTTTTATTATGATTTGCTTATATTACTGATAGTGTTGTGGAAAAAGTTGTGGAATACTTATAAATATTCTTTCTTGTTAATTAAATACTTTAGAATGCTTATAAATGCTTCTGGTTTTTGTAATTAAATGCCCGATCTTATAATTTAATGCCCGATCTTATAATTTAATGCCCGATCTTATAATTTAATGCCCGATCTTATAGCAAGTAAAGCGAGCATACCATAAGACTCGCAGTTTGTCAAGCCCCACCCCCGCAAAAATACTCTGAGACCCACATAAGACTGCTCAGGGACTTGACAATCCTTAGAATCTAGTCTAGAATATCAGCAAATCTAGACGAGACCCACACAAATCTCGACGAGAATGCATATATACTATCACATTCTCGTCGAGACATCATACTTGCATCTCGTCGAGATCTGTGCTATACTATCAACGTTCATACAATCTCGACGAGCTTATGTACGACGACTACGATCTCGACTATACATACACAAATGATTATGTTGATCTAGACGAGTATTATACATCAGATCTAGATCTAGATGAGGACTATGCACGAGATGCACATGATTACGAATCACTTGCATATCGTCACTATGCATGATATAATACCATAACAACGCACATGAGTCCTATGTCAATCGCACAGAAGCGTCTAGTACGTGTCACGCTAGATATTGAATGCTATGATGATTTAGATATAGAGAATATGAACTGGAAAGAGTTACTAGAACTCGAAGGCGGCGAAGAAGTTCATTCTAGCATCAAAGATCTAGGTGATATCTATTAATGTGACACTTACGTAACTGGCACAGGCATTATACTACGATATAATGCCGCCGTTATATTATTAATATTTTATGGCAGGAGGAGTGGCGATGTATTGTCGTCGGCAGGGATACCTCTCCCCTCATCAGATTGTCCTTATAAGATAGCAGAAGATCCTCCAGCGTGGTAAGACCCTGTGCCAGTTCTTCAAGTGGCACAGAGGGGCACACAGAGGGGTCTGGTGAGGTTATATTGGTTTCGTACCTGAGAAACCCACCAAATGCAAACCACCTATCGTGTCATCGGTTTCGGTAAGACTGAACACGGTTTCTTTAATGAATTCGCATTCACTTCCACAATTGGTTATGCTTGCGGAATCTATGATGCTCATCTTCAGGACCCCGAAATGGATGGTGCCGTGATCATCCGGGTGAATCATGAAACCTGGGAAGTGATTCAAGAATTCAGTGCCTATCCTGTGTCCGTTGTTTATGGTCCGCTGGGCACATTTAAAGTCGAAAAGTCACCTGAATGGGTGATGGTGTGACAGTCTGAGAACTGGCACACACCCCCTAGACAACTGCCTCAAATCCTGTTAAATTACATTCGTACCTGAGAAAACCACCATGTCCGTGACCTTCACCGAGAACTACAAAGAAGTGTTTGCTGCTGAGACTGTTGAGTTCATCGACGGTCTGCTGGAGGACAACTATGCTCTGGATGACATTCTGGAGTTCGTTGATCAATACTCCGAACACGATCTTGTTTCCTATTACGTTGAGTATGTGGAGCAAGGTGAGAATCTGGGTTATGATGTTGTGGACGCATTCGTAGGTTATCACGACATCTCTTATGTTGAGTACAGTGCTGAAGCATACCGTGGAACTTATGATTCTGAGGCAGACTTTGCTGAGGAATTCACTAATGAAATCTACGGTGATGTTCCTTCGTATGTGGTGGTAGATTGGCAGGCAACGTGGGATCAGAATCTCCGTCATGATTTTGATTTCGTGGATGGGTTCGTGTTTCATAGTAACTTCTAAATAAAATCTCGACGAGATTGTGTGTTATCATTCAATCTCGACGAGATACACATAACATAATACATCTAGACGAGATACACATAACATAATACATCTAGACGAGATACACATAACATATGAGGAATGGGTTTGCCTCAGCATTCAGTAAAGTTACCCTGCGAGAGTTAGTCATATAACATACGATATAGTGGGTGCTTGAGGCAGGGAGTGGTGTCCCTGCCTTTTTTTATATAAATAAAACTACATTGAATTCTACATAAGCTCTTGAACTCTTCCTACGGGACCAAGAGGTAACAATCTTATAAAGAATTAATATAATATAAATCAACATTATATTATAAATGAGGGAGTTAGAACACGGTCTCCGGCATAATAAAATCGTTAGATGATACTCTCATCTAGAAAGGAAACAAGCGATACAATCTATTAAAAAGCAGGACGATTCCTGATAAGATCTTGTATTTGAATCTTATCACTTAGGAGTCATATCTTTGTATCTTAGAGTATATAATTTGATCTTCATCCTTAGCAAAGCGATTCTAGCGAGTATTTGAGATCTTGTCAAGACCCGTGTTCCTGACTGAAATTTTCAGGTTTAGGACTTTTTCATTAATCCTGAAAAAGCGTTAATCCTGAAAAAGTCTTGGGACAGTTGAACAAGTGGCACAAGACCCCTTGTGTTCGTGCGGATCCCGTGCCATACTACATTCGTGGTTGAGGAATTCTCTACACTTACCCTCCCACCCCATTTATTATCATGAAAACCGCTAATTCATTCTACTGGACTTTCGTTGACACCCTGATCATTAATCTTGCAACTATTGCAGCAATTGTGGTTGGTGTGTGTCAGTTTCTCATTCGTGCTTATAATGAGAACAACGGACCCGAAAAGGCACGTAAGGTGATTCAAACCGTGCTGCGGTTCGTTGATACTATCGTGACATATCTTCAGGCACAATTGAATACTGATGTGCCAGTCGTGAAAGTGGCACAGAAGACTACCAAACGCCGCTGAGGCGTGCCATACTACGTTTGTTCCTGAGGGATTTCGATGACTCCCAATTGGCAGCACAACTCCGGTAAGCATAAGCGAACCAAGGGTATGTGTAAGGGAAAGATTAAATCCCGTAAGCAAGCACTTCAATCTCTTAAGAGGAAACTCAAATGACTGTTACTCTTCGTGGAAGCTGTGTTCGTATGGCACTCATGGATCGTCGCACAGAATTGATTCGTTGTGCATCTATCACCAAAGATGCAACCTTTGATCGTATGATTCAAGAACTGGATGATGTACTGTTTCAACTCTGGGACTGGAAGACTATTGAACTGAAAGAGACACTCTGACAACTGGCACACTAAACGGGCACAGACCCCAAAATGTGGTATTCTTAAGGGGTGGAGGGGCTCCGGGCCTCAGTTCTTTATTCTCAACTATCAGATGCTATCTTCTCAACTCCTCAACCAACTTCTAGAACTTAAGAAATCTGCTAATCTCTCTGAGGATACTGCTGCTAAAACTCTTTTTCTAATGGAAGAGGCTTATCAGGAGGGGTATGACAACGGGTGTGATTATGGACCTGGCTATTAGATAAATCCCTTAACACACACTGTCCACTTCATTTATAAATCATTATGGCACAAGGGGTCTTGAGGTTCTTCAGGATCCCTGCCATACTTCATTTGTCCACCACCTAATTCTCATGTCTTACACTCAATTTGTTTGCACCTCCAAGTGTCAAGTTGCTGATGATTTCAACCTGGAAGATTATCTGAAATCTCTGGTTGATTTCGTTGGTAATCATGTAGATGATCTCAGTGAGAGTATCACATGGTTGACAGAAATGGAGTATGATGATGTGATCACGGAGTTTGAAAAGTACGTGTGGCAGAATGGGAATGAAGTTCTCATTAACTGTGACACCGAAGAGGATAATCATGACACTGATCTCTGGGATTGGTTGAGTGATCAAATCCGCCAAGATGTCATGATTTCTAAGTTCATGACCATCAATTCCACCACAATTGATTCTCGGGAAGGTGTCGATCCTTACCAGGCATTTGTAATGAAGGATGGTACACAGATTGGTCCTACTGAAATCTCCAACATTGTGGAGCAGTATGTAAAGATGTCCAGTTGAGGGACTGGCACAAGGGGGGTTGCAATGCCCCCCGATCCGTTCTACATTACATTCGTTCCTGAGAAAACCACCATGTTTGATGAACTCTGGTCTGAGATTGCTGATGCTCCCGGTGAAATCTTCGACATTCCCGAACTTCGTGATCTTGATGATGAGAACAAGTTTAATGTGAATGAATACCTTGCCGCTGATTACGATTACTGAAATGACACCTGACACTTACAACTTTACTGGCGACTCTGTGACAGTTCTCGGACTGGTCGGAGTGATCTCCACTGGCATCATCCTGGTGCTATGCTTCACTCGTTACTTCAATTCTCCTCTGAGGAAATGACTGACACACTCAAAGAGTATCATTTCACGGATGAACAAATCGACTTCCTGATGCGAATTGTGCGAAACAATGCACAGTTTGAGGATGGTGAAGATCGTGAGTTCATGGAAGAACTTGCGAATCAAATCGAAGACCAAATCGTTAATCACCCCACGAACGACTGATGTACCGCACCCTCTCCAACCTTCGTGATAGCGTCAATCGCATGATTGAGCAACAAGGTGAGAACGCACCTGTTGCTGCGTTTGTATTCACCAAAGAGGATGTGTTCTTTTATCCCGAAGATGAAAATGGGATTGAGGATCTTGATACTCAAGAACATCTGAATAGTGATGACACTGATGAGGTGTTACTTGAACTTGGTTCGTGTGACTACATATACGAACAAGTTTTTGAGATTATTGGCGACGAAGTTCGTCGTGTTCGTAACAAAGTTTCTGCCTGAATCATGACACTCACTCCTGAACAGATTTCTGAGATTGTTGAAAAGTATTGTGATCGTGTCGTAGATGAAATGGACAAGAAAACAATGGAGCAGATGGTTTATGAAATGCTAGTTGATTCTTTCGCTCATGAATCTGAGAATGACATGGAATCTCTTATCACCTCAATCTATGGTGAGGAATACTATCAAGAACTGGTGGAGAGTGTGACAGTTTAGTAAGTGGCACACTGGGGTTGCGGTTCGTGCTTCCCCCTGTTATCTTTAATTCATACCAAGCAACCCCACCGATGCGTAAGATCGAACGCCAAATGAACGATGCCATCACCAATGCCAAGAATTGGTGCTCTGGTAACACTCAAGTGTGTTGGGATGGTGCTGCACAAGTTGCAGAAGTGTTCCTGCACGGTAATCTGATTGCTAAGATTGGTTCGTGCTGGATTCAACTTTTCGACGGTGATCATCAGTCTAACACTACCAAATCCCGCCTGAATGCTATTCTCACTGTTCATGGAATTGACGGTGAGCGTGTCTTTCAGCAGAACTTTAACTGGTTCGTGACTGTACCGAATGGCGGTGCAATTCCTTTCTTTAGTGGTATGCGTCTCAACTGAAATGACTTATCAAATCACAAAAGAAATCCGTATTCTTCATGAGCAAGATGATTGGGATTATGTTTTTACAACTGATGAGTATGGAACTGTGAGTGTTATTAGTTCCGAAGGTTTAGAGGCAATGACTGGTAAAAACACAATTATTCATATTCCCAAAGATTGTATTCAACACTTTATTGATGCTCTGGAGCAACTGAAATGAACCCAATCAAAATCGGCAAACTCAAAATCGGCATTTTTGAAAGTTTGCTCTTTCTTTTTATTTGTGCTAAACTAACTCACACTATTGATTGGAGTTGGATTTGGGTATTGTCTCCCGGTTGGATTGCCTTTTCTATTGGAGCATTTGAAGGACTTACTGAATGCTTTGAGAAACAAAAAAACAAATGACTGCCACCACCGCAATGACTAACCAAATTACCAAAGAACAACTAATCCGAGTTAAAATTCTTCCTCAACTTAAAAGGGTTTCTGATAAATTGTGGGAGAATGGTCAAGGTCGCGGTGCAATTTGTCAAAAAATAGATAAAATTACTGAAGAACTCATCAATATTTTGAACGACGAGGACACCTGAACAACTGGCACACGGTTCCCCCCAGACCCCCTGCAGACCCCTTACAATAGCAGTATGAAAAACACCCACCTTGAGCACCCTGAAGACACCATCCTCACTGGCAATCTAGATGTTCTTGATTGGTTCGTGAATCCTGGCAACCTGAGTGTCAAGATTGATGGTGCTCCTGCTATTGTCTGGGGAACCAATCCTGCCACCGGAAACTTCTTCGTGGGCACCAAAAGTGTCTTCAACAAAGTTAAAATCAAAATCAATGAATCTCACGAGGACATTGATGCAAATCACGAAGGGAATGTAGCACAGATTCTGCATTCGTGCTTTGATCATCTGCCCCGTGTGAAGACAATCTATCAGGGAGACTTTATCGGTTTCGGTGGATTGAATGAATACACTCCGAACACCATCACTTATAAGTTCGGTGACATTGTAACCCAGAACATTATCATCGCTCCTCACACTTGCTATTATGCCGAGAGCGATCTGCGTGACGCTGTGGCAATGCCTGACCGTAGCATCTGGACTGATACTGAGACTGTGAAGTTCGTGCAACCTGAGGCATACATTCTGCACGGTCAAGAGTCCTTCGCTGATGTAGAGCAAATCTGTAAGTTTGCCCGTGTGATGGCACTTGCTGTAGAGTTTGTTTCTGTAAAGGAAGCATCCAAGATTAAGCAACAACTCAATGCCTGCATTCGTTCGGGTGATAATGTTGCTGCAGAGGATTTTGATTGTGATCCTAACCTGATTGGATTGTGGGCACTGGTGAAGTCTATCAAGGATGATTGTTTGATCCTCTGCCGCAATGATGGTCCTGCAGCATACATCAACGGCAACCGTATTGATGCTGAGGGTTATGTGATGACCAATGAGTTTGGTATGTTCAAACTGGTGAATCGTGAGGTCTTCAGCTATGCCAACTTCAACCACGGGAGGTTTCAGTGTGCCAGTTGAGGGAGTGGCACACAGCACCCCTTCTGGTGCCTCCTGACCCCCTACAATACTTTCAGTTCAATCAACCCACCCCAATGGCAACCTCAACCTACCAGACCGACCTGACCGATCGCACCTATAACGGTTGGACCAATTATGAGACCTGGAATGTTGTGCTTTGGATTGAGAATGATGAGAGCATTTATAACTTCATTCAGGAGAATGATGTCTGCTGCTATGAAGAACTGCTGGAATTGTTCTATGAATTCGGCAGCAAAGAAACCCCGGACGGTGTGAAGTGGAACGACCCTAAAGTCAACCGTGCCGAAATCAACGGCGACGTGTTCGATTTCTGAACTGGCACACTGGGAACGGCATCGCCCTAAAGACTGCCCTATAATACTTTCAGTTCAATCAACTCACTGAACTTCAATGATGCGCTACGAAATTCGCTATCAGACACCCTACAATCAGTGTGAGTGGCGATCACAATTCTTCCGCACGTTGGAAGAAGCGGAGCGAATGATTGCCTTCTATCGCTCCTGTGGATCTCCTGCACATTTGGCACCCTGAGTGATGGGAACGGATGCGCCCTGAAAGACACCCATCATACACATTATCCCCTGAATTCATATGTCCCGCGATCTTGCAATTTCACTGCTTCGTTCTGGTAACAATGGTGAGCAAATTCTTCAAATTCTGGAGACTATTGCCAGCCCTGCTGAACCTGAACTGAATGCTGCCGATCCGACTCTGGAAGAAATCCAATTCTGATAGTGGCACAGCGGAGGGTTTGCCCCCTCCCCTTTGCCTCTACAATGACCTCAGTTCAGACAACCACAATGCGATACGAAGTTCACGTCCCCTCTGCCCCCTTTGAGAATGAGAGCACCCATGATGAGGCAAAGGCATGGGATCTGTGCCTGATGCTCTCAGAGGACTATGGTTATGCTGAGGTGCGCCGCAACGGGCACATCCTCGGATCCTACACGGACGGGCGCTGACCCTGCCCCATCCGT